TTTTAATAAAATATCTACACCTAAAAATTTACAAAATGGACATTTCAAACAGGATTTTATCAGATATTACCGTGTATATGAAATACGCAAAGTATATCCCTGAGTTAAAGAGAAGAGAAACGTGGCAGGAATTGGTCACAAGAAACATGGAGATGCATATTAAGCAATATCCACAATTGGAAAAAGAAATTAGAGAGAACTACATGTATGTTTACAGAAAACAAGTTCTTCCATCAATGAGGTCAATGCAATTTGCTGGAAAGCCTATTGAGATTTCACCAAACAGAATTTACAACTGTGCCTTCGCACCGATTGATGATTGGAGAGTATTCTCTGAAATCATGTTCTTACTTTTAGGTGGAACAGGTGTTGGTTATTCAGTACAAAAACATCACGTTGATGCTTTACCTGAAATCAGAAAACCAAATAAAGAAAGAGGAAGAAGATGGTTAGTAGCCGATTCTATCGAAGGATGGGCTGACGCTGTTAAAGTGTTGGTTAAATCATATTTCTATGGTGGTTCTAAAATTGAATTTGATTTCAGTGACATCAGACCAAAAGGTGCAAGACTTATCACATCAGGTGGTAAAGCTCCTGGTCCTCAACCACTAAAAGAATGTTTAATTAAGGTTGAAGGTATCTTGGATTCAAGACAAGATGGTGAAAGATTAAAACCAATTGAAGTACACGATATCGTTTGTCATATTGCAGATGCGGTATTAGCTGGTGGTATCAGAAGAGCGGCACTTATCTCATTATTTTCAGCAACTGATGAAGAAATGATTGGATGTAAGAGTGGAGCTTGGTGGGAAACAAATCCACAAAGAGGTAGAGCTAATAACTCTGCAGTTTTGATGAGACACAAAATCACCAAAGACTACTTCATGGATTTATGGAAGAGAATTGAAGCAAGTGGTGCAGGAGAACCTGGTATCTACTTAAGTAATGATAAAGATTGGGGAACTAACCCTTGTTGTGAAATTGCTTTGAGACCATTCCAATTCTGTAACCTTACAGAGGTTAACGTATCTAACGTTGTATCTCAAGAAGATTATGAAGATAGAGTTAGAGCGGCGTCTTTCATTGGAACATTACAGGCGGGATATACAAACTTCCACTACTTAAGACCAATTTGGCAAAGAACAACTGAAAAAGATGCGTTAATTGGAATTTCAATGACAGGTATCGGTTCAGGAGCTGTGTTAGGTTTGAATATGAAATCTGCAGCTAAAGTAGTTAAAGAAGAAAACAAAAGAGTTGCTGAATTATTACACATTAATCCAGCGGCAAGAACAACAACTGTTAAACCTGCGGGAACAACATCATTAACCTTAGGTACTTCATCAGGTATTCATGCTTGGCATAATGAATATTATGTAAGAAGAGTTAGAGTTGGTAAGAATGAAGCGATTTATTCACATATAAAAGAAAATCATCCAGAATTAGTTGAAGATGAGTATTTTAGACCACATGATACTGCGGTAATTGGAATCCCACAAAAAGCACCAGAGGGGTCAATCTTAAGAAACGAATCACCAATTCAATTATTGGAGAGAGTAAAGAAGGTTCAACAAGAATGGATTAAACCAGGACACAGAACTGGAAACAATGCACATAACGTATCGGCAACAATCTCAATCAGAGAGCATGAGTGGCCGGCAGTTGGTGAGTGGATGTGGGAGAATAAAGAATACTATAACGGACTTTCAGTATTACCTTATGATGGTGGAACATATATCCAAGCACCATTTGAAGATTGTACGAAAGATAAGTATGAAGAATTAATGAAGACACTTCACGATGTCGATTTATCAAAAATTATTGAGATGGATGATGATACAGATTTAAGTGGTGAAGTAGCTTGTGCAGGTGGAGCTTGTGAAATAGTACTTGTATAAGATGAAACAAGAGAATATTAAAAGGGAGAAGCCAAAACTTCTCCCTTCTCATTTTTATGAAGAAAACGGTAGAACCGTTTTTACTGAAGAATATCACATTGAAAGAGGATATTGTTGTGGTAATGGATGTAGGCATTGTCCTTTTGAACCAAAAGCTCAAAAAGGTAATATGTATTTAAGAAAAAAATAATCCAAGTATATTTATGAGATATGGCAAATGGAACAACATATGGTTTGGCGTTTCCTTTCAACGATTCAATTAAAGGGGATTTTTTAGAGTTAACTGAATTTGAGAAGGAACAGATTAAATCAGACCTATTACATTTATTATTGACAAGAAAAGGCTCAAGATATTACTTACCAACATTTGGTACAAGATTATATGAGTTTATTTTTGAACCTTTCGATGGACTAACATTTGATGCAATACAATCAGATATCAGAGATGCGGTTCAAAACTTTATGCCGAATTTATTGTTAAATGAAATTACAATAACACCGGCAGACCCAGCAGAAGAAGTTGACATTGCTACAGGACAAAATTTTGTAGGAACAAGTGAATCTTCAATCTACAGACTTCCTGGAAAAGGAACCGCAGAATACACTGCAAAAATAAAAATAGATTATTCGACAAACGGTCAAACGTTTGCACAAAGTGATTTTCTAATTATCAATATTTAACATAGATGGCTAATCGTAAAATACCATATACAACCAGAGATTTCCAAGCGATAAGAGTAGAGCTACAAAACTATGTTAGAACTTATTATCCAGAATTAATACAGGATTTTAATGATGCCTCAGTATTTTCGGTATTCTTAGATTTGAATGCCGCAGTTGCAGATAACTTACATTACCATATTGATAGAAGTATTCAAGAAACTGTTCTTCAATATGCACAACAAAAGTCTTCGGTTTATAACATTGCTAGAACTTACGGTTTAAAATTACCGGGTCAAAGACCATCTGTGTCTTTGGTTGATTTTTCAATTACAGTTCCTGCGTTTGGTGATAAAGAAGATGAAAGATATCTTGGTACCCTATTGAGAGGTTCTCAAGTAGTAGGGGCTGGTTTAGTATTTGAAAACATTTATGATGTAAACTTTGCATCCCCATACAACGCTCAAGGATTTCCTAATAGATTAAAAGTTCCAAACTTTAATGCCAACGGTGTGTTATTAAACTATACAATAACTAAGAGAGAACTTGTTGTTAATGGTATAACAAAGGTATTCAAAAGAGTTATCACACCAAACGATGTTAAGCCATTCTTTGAATTATTTTTACCTGAGAAAAATGTGTTAGGTATTACAAGTGTTTTACTTAAAGACGGTACAGAATATTCAAACATACCAACAACAGCTGAATTCATGGGATTATCAAACAGATGGTATGAAGTTGATGCCTTAGCTGAAGATAGAGTATTCATCGAAGACCCAACAAAAGTATCAGACCAACCAGGTATCAAAGTTGGAAGATATATCCAAACCCAAGACAGATTCATTAGTGAATATACAGGTGAAGGATTTAAAAAAATGACATTTGGCGGAGGAACGAATACAGCACAAGACGCTTTAGACGAATTCACAACTTTTGGTGGAACTTTAGAATTACAAAAATATTCAAACAACTTCTCATTAGGTTCTGCGTTGAAAGCCAACTCAACATTATTCGTTCAGTATAGAGTGGGTGGTGGATTACAAAGTAACTTAGGTACAAACGTAATCAATCAAATTGGTACAGTATCATTCTTCGTTAACGGACCTTCAGAGGCAACAAACTCATCTGTAGTTAACTCTTTAAGATGTAACAACGTAACTGCCGCTATCGGTGGGGCGGGATTACCAACAATAGAAGAAATTAGAAACTACGTATCGTTTAACTTCTCGGCACAAAAAAGAGCGGTGACAGTTCAAGATTACGATTCAATTATCAGAAACATGCCAGCTCAATTCGGAGCTCCTGCGAAAGTTGCAATTACCGAAAACGATAACAAAATTTTAATTCAAATATTATCATACGATACTTCAGGTAAACTGACTAACATTGTATCTAATACTTTGAAACAAAATATCGCCAATTACTTATCTAACTATAGAATGATGAATGACTACATATCAATCTTCACCGCTGAAGTTATTGATGTAAGTGTAGACATCTCAATCGTATTAGATTCCGCACAAAATTCAGGTCAAATTATTTCACAGGTCATCGATTTAATATCAACATACTTTAATCCACAAACAAGACAACTTGGACAAAACGTTTATTTATCTGAAATAAGAAGCATAGTTCAAAACACAAACGGAGTCTTAACCGTTGCAGGACTTGATATCTATAACGAAGTTGGAGGTCAATATTCATCGGCTGAAACGTCAATGGCATACTCTGACCCTGAAACAAAATTAATCGGACCTGTTGACGATACGATATTTGCACAACCATCACAAGTATACCAAGTTAGATATCCGAACAAAGATATCAGAGTATCTGTGAAGAACTTCCAATCTGTTACATTCTCATAAGTTTATTTTTACTTTGATTGAACTATAATTTATTGTGGTGTGTTTTTATAAAATTCCACATAAACTATTTATAGTAAAACCATTGGATGGGGCAATCATATAGGATACAAACAGAACTTGGAATAAATAAGACAATTAATGTTCAGTTAGACCAAGAGTTCGAATTTCTTGAAATTCTTTCACTAAAAATTCAACAATCAGACATCTATACAAGAAGTTGTGCTGACTATGGTGTAATTGTGGGAAGAGTAACCGCAAACAATGGATTTGGATTACCAAATGCGAGAGTTTCAATATTCATACCAATTGAAAGTGTTGATGAATCAAATCCTATTACTCAAAGTATCTACCCTTACAAATCACCAAACGATAAAAATGAAGATGGTTATAGATACAATTTATTACCTTACGAAAAATCATATTCAAAACACGCCGCAACAGGTACCTTACCTTCAAGAACTGATGTATTAACTCAGTCGATTGCGGTTGAAATATATGACAAATATTACAAGTTCACAGCCAAGACAAATGAAAGTGGTGATTACATGATTATGGGTGTTCCATTAGGTAGTCAAAGTATTATAATGGATGTGGACCTGTCAGATATTGGTGAGTTTTCTTTAACACCACAAGATTTGATAAGAATGGGTAGAGCCACAGAGGCTCAAGTAGCAGGAAATCAATTTAGAACATCTACCGACCTTAACTCATTACCACAAATTGTTAATTTATCTACAAACGCGGAGATATCTCCATTATGGGGAGACCCCGACCTATGTCAAATTGCCATCAATAGAGTCGACTTTGATTTAAGAGATGATGCTAATATAGACATTCAACCAACATCGACATTTATGGGCTCTGTGTATTCCACATCGGATGCTTACAGAGTTAGAAGAAATTGTAAACCAAGAGATGACATGGGTAACCTCTGTTCGTTATCCTCAGGTCCTGGACAAATATTGGCAATAAGACAAACAATACAACAAGATTCTGATGGTAATCCTATTTTAGAATTATACCAACTAGAACAGGCGGGTAATGTTATAGACGGAAGTGGGGTATGGTTGACTGAATTACCAATGAATTTAGATTACTTAGTAACAAATCAATTTGGTGAAAAAGTTATATCCAACGACCCAACAATCGGTATTCCGACTAAAGCTAAGTACAGATTTAAAATCAAATGGCAACAACCAGCCGCGTTAACAACTCAAACTAGAAGACCTAATTATTTGGTCCCAAATGTTAAAGAGTATGGACCGGATGTTAGACAAACAAAAAGTTCTTATTATTTTGGATTGGCATGGAGTGGATATACAAATGGTTTTACGGGAACTCAAAAAACAAATAGATTAAATGAAGCAATAGATTGTGAAGATACGTTCTATGAATTTAACTTTAATAAGGTTTACACAGTATCAGGATTAATTGATGAGTATAAAAAAGGTGCTAAGGGTAGATTCATAGGGATTAAAGAAATTGATAGTAGTGAATGTGAGAGTACGGTGAATAAGTTTCCTGTAAATGACGGATTTAGAAATTTTGATTTGTTATTTTTTATATTCTCAATTTTAATGACGTTAATAACGCCATTGGCTCTTGCAATTCTTTTTGCAATGCACTTGGTGTTGTGGCTTTATTTAACATTAATAAATGCGCTTTGTTGGTTATGTGGTATTAAGATAGGTTTTATACGTCCATTTCGTTTTATATGTAACTCGTTAAACATTGATTGTAACCAAAAAAGAGATTATTCATTTAGACTACCAATGATAACATACCCTGAATGTCAGGCGTGTGACTGTAAACAATCCGCACAAACACTGCCAGTAAATAATTCAGGAGGACCTACGAGTTATCTCCCAACAGGTATCTTAAGTTATTTATCATCTGCACCTCAATATTTAACAAAGTTCGAACAATATTATTCGGCATCCACTGCTGATGATATTTATAATTTATCTGTAATATCTTCTCAGTCTGTTGCAGGATTTGGCGCTTTAGCAACGATAAATGACCCATCAAGATATAAAGTTCCGTTTTCAGAAACATTAACATTTACTGATGGTACACCAGTCTCTAAACCAGGATTTGCGGTATCAAAATCTTTACCAGTAGGAGAGAGAATTAACTTGTTTAATCAAAGGTCTAATTTCTTTACAGGATTAAACTCTGTAAAAGTAACTTTTGCTGGAGACTCAAACATAAATAAGTTTCATTTGGATAATACAATAACGGTATTATCTAACACAGAATTTAGTGCGGGTGATTTATTGAGTACTGTTTCTATAACAGCGTCAACGGATATAAATTGGACCTATACCGCGGATACGGTAAATGGAATAGAAACAGGTATAAGTGGTCAAACTTATAATGGAGCTAGTGCGAGTACAATTAATGTTACATATGCAACATCCCAATACGCAAACTCACAAACAATAGCTTATAATTTACCATATGGTTCGGAAACAACCAACTACAAATATCCTGCTGACATTGAATATTTCCAAGTTGTTACAGCCATAACAATTGCGGATGCTGCAAAAATTTGGAATAGCGGAACTACACAATCTTTTCCAAATGTTATATCAACACCAATTGATTTCAGCATATTTGAACCATTCTTGGGGGTTAATCGTGAAAAAAGTACTGCGTCAGTAACATTATTTGATACTTTCGATGATATAGAAAATCAATACATTTTAATATTACAAAGAGGAGTTGACCCGTATTCACCTAAATACAAAAACGTTTATAGTTTGGGTAGATTATTTGGTAGTAATATTGATGACCCCAACTTTGTAGTAACTGCCAATACAAGAGTTAACATACCAATACAGGCACTGAATAATTCTTCGAGTAAAATTCAAGATTATAGTCTCAATGACATGTATTATCAGTCGTACTTCTTTAAACCGGGTATATCGGGAAGCACCGCTCCTGGTGGTATGTTTACAGGGTTTAATACGACTAATTTAGCATACTATGGCGCACAATCATCTTTAACATCATTATCAATACAAGAAGAGGTATTAAACTCTGCGGTTGTAAGTAAGAATTCAAATGGTTTTTATGCGGTTGGTGCAAATCCTGCAAAATATGACAATAGTGAAGATGTGTCAGGTTTATCGTTTATGGAATGTAATGACTATGGTTCTATTCTTCCTACTGATAGTACTTTAATTCCTTTAGTATTAGGATATTACTATTACACACCAAGTTTATTTTCACCGATAAACACATCAGGTCCGACATTATTAATTGATAATAATGTTAAAAATATTGTTAGAACAGATAGGTTACCAACTTCAGATGCACTTGATGGAGGTAGTTTTTCAAACAACCCATCAATACTACAACAAAATAATTCATTTACGTTTTATTTAATCAACACAGATAGTGAAGATATTACTACTTCAAGTAATACTTTTGGTGCATCTCAAGTCCCTCCTGAATTGGGAGATTTACCTGGTGTTGTAAATGTACTTGAAAGTTTTACCTGTGAGAGTATGGTTGGATTAGGATGTTATGAAGGGTTAGGAACAAATTTCCAAGTAAATCAACAATGTACTCAAGTAGACCCAGTTGAAAACGGGTGCTACGTGTTTATGAAAAATCCTACTAATTTAGCAACAATTGCAGATGATTTTGCAACATACTCAGAATGGAGTTTTAGATTTAGATTTTTCTATGGATTATGTCGTGGAGTTTTATCTCAATCATTTGTAAACAATTGGGTTAGTGGAAGTTTGTATATGTTCCCAATACAAGTTGATACAAGATATAATAGTAGGAACCAAGCGTTTTCTCTTTTTTGTCGTGACTTAGTTTATTTTGAATCTGACACAAACAACTTCTATTATAGAAGTAGTCCTTACAATACAAGTAGTGGTAAGTTTGTTGGAATACCGGCACCCGACAACACATCGGTAAACACAAGAAACTTACTTTTCCCGACAACAATTATGAATTTAGGTATGAAAGATTATTTTTACCAAGAGATAACTTTTAATCCTGAAACGAGAGGGTATGTAATGCCTAATTTAGATTCAACAAGTTATGGTGACACATCTGACTTGGTTAATTTATTTGTTATTTCAAGAATTACTGACGAAGGATTTTTAAGACAGATTATTGTGGTTGGAGATAATTCTTTAAATCAATTATTTAGTAGAGCTGATAGAAGAATTGATGGTGATTTGGCTCAACTTCTTTCAATCAACTCTGAAGAGGGTGTTATCAAATTTTCACCTGAGTACTATGAAACAGTTCAAGGTTCAACAGCTGACCCTGTAAACATTTTGGGTACTTCTTTAGACCCGGTTATGTGTGTTTGGTTTTCATCAACAACAAACGATATTCAATTTAAAGATTTTTTAACACCTGGAAGAATTAACTTCAGAACAAACGATAATACAAATTATTATCCTTATCCATACGGTATCAAATCACAGGTAACTCCATTCTATCAATGGAAATTGGCTAATACTACAACAATATTTGGTAGTCAAAGTAATACTTGGGCGACAGATACAGGAGACATTGTTCAAAACAAAAGATTTCAAAGTTTGGATAGAACAAATTTAACTCAACCAAACTATTTTAGACCATCAACATCAAGTGTTAATGATTTATATGCGAGAGGTTATATTTTCAGT